TTCAGTCAGGGATTACACTAGGTGAAACTCTAGTGAACAGTCACGGGGTCAGTGATGTCGCTACCGTTTTGCTGCGCTATCGCTACGCTGCTTCGCAGCTTCTTTAAAAATCGCGAACTGCTTCGCAGCTTTTTGAGCTTACCGCTTCGCGGCTATCTTTTTGATGAGCAGAGGGAGATACACACTTACAGCAACAAATCCCCAGAACACGGCCAGCACAGTAGCATAGAACTTCCAATTGGTGTAGTCAAGTGCTACGCCCACAGTTACACCACCTATCCATACATAGTCCAGTGTGGCATGAAAACGTTTCCATTTTGCACCGTATGTTCTGATTAATCGTTCTCTTTGCCATGCAAACCAAGGGTGTACGTGTCGCATGATCACAAACCCTTCGTTTAATACCATTACTGCGAAGCCCGTCCAAAATACTATATTCATTGTATTACCTGCTGTGCTATAACCATCATGCTCAGCCATATCCATAGTGTGTTGAATCCAACCAGCGTGGGCAGCAGCTTCTTGTTACTGGCCCAAATTAACGTTAGGCTTGTAAAAAGTGCTACAAAATAGAACTGCCAAATTTGAATGCCAAATATCAGACCCGGTATGATTATGATGGCCTTGGCTATCCAACTTGCTGCTTCGATTATATTATAGTTTGTCCAATACTCTCGAGTGAACCACATAGCATAACAGTTGCGTATGTTCTTCCAACCTACCACCGTATACACTACAGTTGTAAGCACTATCCAAGATATAATGGCAAATAAGACCTGTTCTTGTGTCATGCTAGTATTTAAAATAACAGTTGACTTCTTTGCGTAAATGTGGTATAATTATTAATATAGGCGGCTATAGCTCAGCTGGATAGAGCGTAGGTTTGCGGAACCTAAGGTCAGGAGTTCGAATCTCTTTAGCCGCGCCAGAATTGTATTATAGAGGGAACTAGTTATGAAAAAAGTTGGTAAGTCTCTTAGACTGCATCGCAGCACACAAGCTCGTAAAAGAAGAAAACTCACAAAAAATATTGTAGAAGGAGTTACTACACGTCGATGGGGGCGATTGCGTAAGCTACGCAAGAACAAGTAATTCTATAAGCCTAATGTAACTAACAGCGATTATACATAACGGGTTTTTGTTCTGCATCTAGTACAAGGTCTCTTGTGTCTTTGTACTGTGCTACCATAACACCTTTACCGCCATTAGATCCTACAAGTCTGCAAGGTACAACTTCACGGTCGTCATGTGTTCTGATATGATGTCTAGTAACAAGCCCACGCTTTTTTATTCCAGCCATAAATTCCTTTGACTGTAGTTATCCCTAGGCTTTTAATTGATAGGCGTAATTAACTGAATCTTCATTGATACGCCATTTAACAGCACCATTGCGTAAATGAAAGCGTTCAGCCATTTCAGTTGTAGGACTTAGTGTAACTAGGTTTTTAATCTGTGGTCTATTTTCAATGATCCAGTTAGAAGCGTCAATGATTAACTGTCTACCACTTCCTTTACTGTAACTCCAAATAGTATAGAATACAGCAGTGTCACTGAACATGCTACTGCGCTCTGTCATATCGTTTACACTGTTAGGAATACCATCGGTATAACGTACACAACAAACACTACCTAAATATTCTTTATCATCGTAAAGACCAAACATTTCTGCTACTTCGTTGATTCGATAATCAGCCGTTAAATGTGGTCTTACTGGATCGTCTTTTATGATTTGTGATACCCATTCGTCACAGGTATTAATAACCTTAAGCATTGCGCTCTGTCCTTTATTCTGTTACTACTATTTAATTTTTTTAGTATAGAGTTATACTAATTCTGGTGCTTGTTCTAGGCTTAACTGTGCATCTTCTAGGTCACGTATTTCATCACTGAGTTGATCAATCATGCCTAAATTACGCAGTTGTTTGAATACAATATTTTCTACACTGAATTCGCCTGCTCTTTCAAGTCCTGCTTTGCGCATCTTGGTCAGCTTTTGTTTTGCTATACGCATCTTAGGTAAGTCTTTAGATATTAATGCTGCTTCTATGTCGTGCTGTATGCTGTCTTTCTTTGCACTTACAGCAGCGTCATTAATGTTTGGCTTAACTTTCTTAGGCTCAACAAGCCATTTGTTACCACTTAAACTGTAAACACCCGTTGAATGATGTGGTTCTTTAGCACCTTGCACATAACACTCTACGGGTAAGTTCTTAATGCGTATGTTATGTTCTTCTGCCCACAATGCTTTCTTTGCATTATACAGTTCTCTTTGTTCATCACTAGGCATGCCGCGAACAATGATATGTAAATCTAAATCACTGTACTCTGTCCATGTAAAGTTTGCGTTTGAACCTGTTAGTGTATAGTCTGCTACATCTAGTTCTACACCTATAAACTCTTGGAACACTTTTGCAATCTCAATAAGTTTTTCTCTTATTTCAGGTTTAAGAGAACCGCCTTCCCATAAGACTGGGTTTAACTTCTTGTTAACGGTCATGACTTCTTCGTTGAGTAGTTCTACAATGCGCATACTACTATTTAGCCCACATTAGGTGATATGTAACAAGTGTCTTATTGTTATAGAAATCTGCGACAAGACGTTTCTGACCACTGCCTTTTACTTCTAACATGAGTTGAACGTCTTCGGGGTCTTGTGCTAATAACCAAGCACAATGATCTTTGCCAATTGCTTTTTGTACATCAGGCCAATCAATGTCGTATTGTGCATCGGCGGTTTGGTCAGCATAGGTGCGCCACTCGTGTATTTTTACTTTAGTATTCTTCATCACTACCCATGTTCGATAAAATTTCTCTCAGCTTGGTTGATTCTACCTTGCCTCTAATCTTACCGACCGATGCGCCATCTGTTGGATCATCAGTGGGTGTGTTGCTTTCGCCTGTGGTTGCTGTTTTTCTTTTGATTGAATCTATAATACTTGAATTGCCTGAACGTTCTCCGTTTGTAGACTCTTGTTCATCTTCATCTATGTCTACAATACGTAGCGTGTCAATGTCAAAGCCTAAATCGACTTTTTGTCCTACACCACTACTTGAACGTGTTTTCATTAATTGTATTTGATATCTGCCTCTTTCACGCATTGCTCTACTTGTAAAAATACCAAATACGTTATCTGCTGTTTGAATCTTACTAAGTCCACCACTAATGTGTGAATGATCAAACTCTACTTCTTCTACTGCACCTCTATTCAACTGTGCCGCTGTAACAAATACAGTTTGCAGTTCCATTGCTAAGTTACGTAGCTCTTCAGATACATACTTGTCTTTTACAAACAAGTTCTCTGCACTAATCTTTTTACCTATTGGCATAAGCAAGTCTAAGTAGTCTACTAATAATACATCTACTTTTTTGCCTGCTTTAATTTCATATTCTTTTAGATACGCTCTAATATCATTAGCAGTCTTTCCACTAGGCATATATTTGATCTGCATCATGCCTGCTTTCTTGCCAATCATCTTAACTTTCATTTCTACATCATCAAGATCTTTAAAAATGTTTCTTGTGCTAATACCTGTTACCATACTATCAACACGCATACTAACAAGTGCTTCACTAAGTTCTAGTGTTAAGTAAACAACGTTAAGACCTTCTAATGCAAAGTTAACACCTAAGTTTGCTAAGAACAAACTTTTACCTGCACCTGAACCACCTGCAAATATATTCAGTTCGCCTCTGTTAAATCCGCCGAACAGTTTTCTATCTAAACTATCCCAACCAGTTGTAACTTGTCCGTTCTTATCTTTAAGTCCCATAAGTCTTGCTTTAGGATCTAAAAAGTAATCTGTACCCATGTCACGTGCTAGTCCAATTTGTACTGCTTCTTTTACAAGTCCTTCGACTTCACCATATTCGTTTTGTTCTAGTAAGTCAGCACTTTTTAAAATTGCACGTTCTAAACTTTTATGTCTTGTAAAACTTTCAAACTCATCCATTAACCAATTTGTGTGTCCTTCTTTAACTTCACCTGGATGTTTTAAATCTGTTTTGCAACTTGCATTAACCATGTCATAGTCAGGCAACACGTTATACTCTTTAGTATACATGTTTACAAACTCAGCCGCTTCTTGCAATTTTCTATCAAACAAAGTACTATCAAATATACCTTGACATCTAACAAATGTCTCAGCATCTGCTAACATCATTTCTAGATAAACTTTTTGTACTTCGTAATCGTAATTTTTTGCCATTACTTTATTAACTCTATTATAATATAAATTTGTAAGCCTAGTACAATAATTGGAACGATAGTTCTAATCAATTCCATTGTATGATTATATTCGTCTAGCTTTCTTTCAAATTTGTTTCTTTTCTTACTCATTATTATCTTCTCTCATACGTAATTATGTTATTAGTATACACTCACTCCATACTTTAGAGCAAACTCTTTTGCGTCCACTTTGTCATTTACCATAGGTTTTCCTTTAATGTTTAAACTTGTGTTTAATAACATAGGGCATCCTGTGGCGCTTTTCCACCGTCTTAGAAGCTCATACAAGCCCGTGTGCAGCTTCTTATTAACTACTTGAACTCTTGATGTACCATCAACATGTGCTATTGCAGGATACTTGTCTGTATCTTTACAACGGGCGGTATACTGCATATAAGGCCCCATTGGTCCATCAAACAATTCGCTGGCATGTTCTTCGAGGACGACTGGTGCAAATGGCCTAAATTTTTGTCGTTTTTTAATGTCATTAACTCTGTCTTTAGTATGCTCTCCTCTGGGGTCAGCAAAAAGGCTACGATTGCCAAGAGCACGAGGACCGTATTCAGCACGACCGTTAGCAACTCCACATATACCGGAGGATAATAATGCGTTGAGTGTTTTTTCAACTGGATACTTCCCTTCTATATTATAGCCTAAGTAAGGCGATTTAAATTCTATATGTTCGTTATAAGTTGAAAGAACAGCACCTACTGCACTACCTGCATCGCTAGGATTAGGCATAATCCAAACGTTATCAAACAATCTTTGTGCTTGTCCGTTTGCACTACAGTTTAATGCACAGCCTCCCATTAGAACTAAGTTTTTGCTTTTGCACTTGTATTTACAATACAACAATATTTCAAGTAATGATTGTTCATATATTAATTGCGTAGCGGCTGCAATGTCGTACATGTCTTGTTCTGTTTTAAGATCAGGTCTCCAATTTTTACAACCTCTATGCAAGTTTTGTTTTAGTCTTACAGTTAGTTTATTGTTCTTAAATTTAACATCAATAAATTCATCTAGTATAGCGTGATACAATCTTCCTTTATCACCGTATGCAGCCATACCCATTAAAATATATTCATCTTCGTTAGGCTTAAGACCAATACGTTGAGTCATTGCACTATACCAAAGTCCAATGCTGTGTGGATACTTTTGACTCCACACTTGTTTCATATCGTTGCCTTGTGCTTCCCAGACAGTTAACGTCTCAAATTCTCCAATCGCATCGATACATAAAACAGTAGCGTTATTAAAGCCACTGGTAAAATAACCAGCAGCAGCGTGACTGCGATGATGGCTATTATAACGGACATCACAATCCACTCCATACCGGTCAAGATATTGTCGAACGTTATTCTCTCGAAAGTTCCATCCTTGACCTGCATAAAGTTGTCGTAAAGATTTTTTAGTTGGGTTTTCATACCAATGTACCTCATTAGGCTCTCCATAGTGAAGAGCGTAGTTTAATAAATTTTTATCAAGATGAGGATCATTCTTAATGCCACTAAAACGCTCACTGTGACTCGCAAACAAAAGTTCTTTGTTCTTGAATACAGCAAGTGCCGCATCGTGACTATTAGCAGAAATACCCCAACTTATCATGTGTTATATTTTTTCCATAGTGAATGTAAAATATAAAACCAGAAACCATTAATAGTTGGCTCAACCAGAGCAACTAATCCTGCTTCCCAAATACTTGCGCCAGTTAGTAAACTGACTACCGTCATGGCTATTACAATGTGTCCTAGTGTATAAATTAACGCTAATACAGCACTGTTTCCTTTTAGTAGATTCTTGAGTAGTTCAAACATCCCTATTTGAAATTCATTCTTCATTGTTATTATCCTTTCTACCATACTACTTGTAGATAAACGGGTCTTTGTTCTTGTTCTTTTTATTCATACGTTTAAGTTTCCAAGCATAGTACTTGTCAACAAGCCAATCCCATTTCTGTATGAACCATTGTTTAACACGCTTCATTGCATATTCTCCAACTTATGTTCAAAGTTATTTTTAGCAACACTCAACTTAATAGAGCCTTGCACTGCTGTTTTCATTGCGTCTACTAGTACAAACAACTTACCGTAACGTTTAACTGCATCAGCAACATCTTTTACATCACTACCCCAGTTAGGAAAAGCAACATGCCAACCACACTCATCAGCCTTGTTAATGAGCTCGACACCTGCACTATCCTGATCTGGGATAACGACAACTTCTTGACCTAAACTATTAATAATCCTTGCTTGTTGCTCGTGAATATTATTAGTAAGCAACGCTACACCGCCAATGGCTTGTGCATCAAACGGTCCTTCTGTTACAAATATATATTTCTGATCTTCCTTTTGTTCGTCAACGTTATAGACAAAGTGTGGATGATGATCGGAAATGTATTTAGGTCTGCCATCTTTAACTTTCCTAGCAGTTGATCCTACAATACTTCCTTTGTACCAAAATGGGATAATGACTCTATCTTTGTATCCTTCAAGTGGTGTCCAATAAAAGTGTTTGCTAACAGGATCACAATCTCTTTCTAGTAGATACTTAACTACTTCTGCTAGACTAGCTTCTTCATCCTCGTTGAGATCAGCTTCTAACCAATCACGTATTGCTAAAGCACCCTCTGGTAATGTTTTAGGCGTAAACGTAACTGTGCTAGAAACTTCTCGCGGAGTGTACTCTGGTGATTCAGTTTTAAGTGCTTCAAATATCATTTGATTGATATCATCTTCGTTAGCACCTAACCATCTACATAAATTTTTGAACTTATTTGATAAAGGTCTACCTGGTTCCCAACTTGCACTGTACTTACAGTTAAAGCAGTTATACACTACACCCATATCAAATTTCAAACCGCCACGCTTACGTTTGTCTGGAGAATGACCTCGATGAGAACAACACGGTGCGTTAAAACTTGTCCAACCTGAAGGACTAGCTTTAGCACGTGAAGGCACGAGTGTTCGAAATTTATCTAATACCAGAGTCATAGTATTAGTATAACATCTTTGTGGGTAATGTCAACCTATCTTACTAAGATTTTATCCAAAGAACCTGTATTATCTTGGGTTGGTTCGTGTTTAACTCTAAACCAATTATGCTTTCCAGTTTGGTTTTTAAACAAATTGCCATCTGTTGTTGTGACGTCAAATGTTTGTAAATCATACCAACTGTCTGCACTTGGCGAGCCGCCATCAGCCAAACTGCCTTGAATAATTACTTGCCCTTCATAGTTTTTGAAATAAAACTGTAGAGTGTGTAAACTATTTGGACTTTGCATATTTGGCTTAAGATCTACAATACTGCTGTAATGATACTCATCATATATTTGATTAGAAGTATTAGTTTGATTATAGTTTGGTCTTGGATTGTTAAACTGTGGTGTGTCGCTTGGTAGTGTTGCTACAGAATCCCAATCAATATCTTTCTTAAACTTATAAACTTCTATAGTGTTATAAGGAGTACCTAGCACGTCACCCATAATTTCTAAGTTACCCATTGCACCGTAGTGTGGATCAAAGTATAGCGGAGTTCTCGAAGTAACTTTATAGTCGGTGGAGTCAACTGTTTGTCTTACTTCTTTAGTGATGCTATAGTTATAAAATCCTGGCTCTAGTTCTTGTAGTTCAGCTGCTGTTAGTACAACATACACTCTACCAAGTGTTAAGTCGTCTACTGAACAATCTTTACTAAGCACTAAATCGCTATTTTCTTTGTTTATAATATTAAACACGATTGTTGATCCTGTTATATTATATTTCTTTTCATCGCTGTTTCTTACCTGTAGATCAATTCTATTATCGACACTACGATAAGCCATCAGCCCTCTATTGTATACCATACGTTTTCTCTCCACTTTCCAAGCACCTGCAACGCCATTATCATAGACGTCGAGTAGATTTGGATATAAATATATTGAATGACTTTGCATATGTATATTTATCGAAACGAGAACAAATGAGAATAACTGACAATTTACAAGAGAACTTTCCGTTTATAAGCGTTCTAAAACACGCCGAAAAAGAGTACGTCGGAATCATTATAAATCAAGATAATAACGTTACATCATTCTACGACTACGAAAATTTAAAATCCAAGAAAGATCAGGAAAAATTTATTGAACTGGGCGAAGCATGGTGGTGGGAAAGCAACAGACAAATTCCTATTAATATCTTTTTATCAAATGAAATCCAACCTTTTAAGTACGCTATTAGAAACTTTACCAGCAAGGACGTCCAGGTCATACTAGGCCCTGTTACTAGTCTTAATGCTATCATTACAAAGAGGATTAAGCGTAAATCAATTACGCTAGTTAGAAAACCTTCTAGTTAAATAATCGGAAGCATTGCCACATACATTGTGATCAATGTCCCCAACATGAGTACTACTTCTGCGATGCGATCGCACGTTTCGCCTGTACAACGAGCTCTCAACTCATTGATAAATCTTACCACCATTATCTCCTGAAAAATTAGGGCATAAAAAATTATTTTTTTATGCATTTTGTGTTCTATACGTGCTATTTATAAAAGATTATAAAAAATGTTTATTTTATGAATAATTGAACCATCCGGTTGCAATCCACTTCTCAGATGTTTCAGATACAATTCCTTTGTGTGTATGTGTAAAGTCGCTTGGCCAAATAACTGACAAGCCTTTCTTTGCTTCACACTCAAAGTTTTGATACTTCCATGCTGTACCGCCGTCTGGTACATCATTAAGATATGTCATATAAACTAACTGACGTGCTTCGTCACCTCTATCTCTTTCGAAGTGCCAAACTTTAAATCCGCCTCCGACTGGATAGTGTTGAATTAAATTATGATCCTCTGTCTTAAGATACAACTGTTGTAAATTATACTTTTCAATATATTGATCATAACCCATTTGCAATTGTTGAAAGTATCGTTGTATTCTTGGATCAGTACTACTATTGTAAAAAATTACATCTGTAGATTCTTTAATATTATGATCTACAATACCACCTGCAACTCCTGCAGACTTGTATTCATCTTTTTCAGCATGATATGCAATTAGATCATCACAAACCTTTTCGCCTATCTGAAATGTATGAATAAAGTTTTCCATTAATGATTCCTTTTCCCGTCAAACACACAAACAAAATACAAACCGTAATCGCCTGTGTTGTGTACTCTATGAAATACACCATCTTCAATTAATACAACATCACCTTCTTGTACAGTAATAGTGTCGTCATCTAATTCCATTTTACCTTTACCTTTAATAAAAAAGTAAACTTCTTCTTGTCCTTTATGCAAGTGTCCGCTTGTGCTTTTGTTTGCTTCTAAGAACGTACTACTTAAAATTAAGTTCTTTAGTGTCGTATTGTCCTTTACAATATAACGATCGTCCTGTTTTGCAATTACACCACCTATATCATCTATACTTACTCTCATTACATCCTCCAAGGTAAAATAGTCATTCCCATTAAACTGAAAACTAATTCTATTAATCCTATTGCAACTACAGCACGAACAACTTGAAACAGTAACCATTTCCAACCTGTTAGTGACGCTTCTTTCTTGTCTAGCCATTTTCTAAATCTAGAGTTTTCAGCTTTATCTTGCATACCTGTTTTGTCTGAAATCTTTTGTGCGGCTTCTGCGGCCCACCAATTTGGCGTTAACCAATCTTTTACCATACTTGCATACTTGTGAAAAATTCTATACTGTTCTCTGTATACCCAAAGGAAATAGATTACACCAACAACCAACGAAGTCATCATAATTATATCTACAATATAATAACAACTATCGCCAAAGCAAGTTTCGTATGCAAAATCAAATTGCCACATAAGCAACCAAGGTAACGCTAATCCAAACCATGCTATTACGTGTTTCATTTTTTGTCTCCCTCTGCCTTTATGATTTGATTTAATACAGTTGTCCATGGATTGAAATTAATATCCTTTGCAGCACAACCTGATAACAGTATTAATATAATCAAATATTTCATTCTTTTACTTCTGACAGCAAATTCATTTGCACTTTAACTGCAACTGCGTATGCAGTAGCATGTGATTTCTTAAAGAAGTATGCACCATCTGTTGGCTTTTCCCACACTTCTTGCATAATAGTATTCCAACTCTCATCTACTAAATGGCGTTTAGCAGGTCTTATAATGGCAAGTACGGCTGCTAGTTGCTCTACACTTGTTGGCTTTAACTTACGTAATATATCGCCATGACCGTTAACATGGAACAATAAATCTGTGAAATCGTCATGCTGTAATAGATCCCATATAGGTTCTTTATCTATTAGTTGTTGCAAGTGTTCTTCATTACGTACATCTTTGTACATACTTACATTAAGAAAGTCTAATTTAAAATAACCTTTATCTTCTGCTTCTTTATGCGGAACACTACACAAATTTAATTCAGCACTAACAGGAACCTCATGCATATACACACCAGTATTGTGTTTTACTAGTTTACCGTTTTCAACACGACTTGCTCTAATATGCTTAAAATGTTTTAGAGCTTTCTGTCTGTCTACAAAATCTATATCTATATCTGGCATTACTTTGGTTCTTCGTTATTCATTTTTACTAACATATATATCGGCAATGCGTAGCATGATAGTAAAAATAAGATTGCTATTATCATTTTATCCTTTTCCATTGCTTGTAGAGTTCAAGTGTTCCACTAGCAACGTATTCTTGTCCTGTTTCCATATCAACAATTTTCCACTTCTCAGGACACTTTGTTATTATACTAAGGTTAGCAACTCTTTCAAGTTGTGGTACTTCTTTTCCGCTTAATAATTTTCTAGTCTTTGTCACGATATGTTACCTTCTTTGATTACTTCTTTTACTAGTTCTACATCTGCTGGAAGTTTCTTAAATCTAATCATCCAGTACTTAGGATCTAGAACAGGCCCAATAATATTTAATTGTTCATCTGACATGTTTTGCATCATGTCCTTAGCTGCCTTTGAATTTAATAATATCCAAGGACTAATCTTTCCTTCTTTAATATCATGTGTTGCTCTATTTAAATTACAGTAACTAAAGTAATGATTCCATTCCGCTTCGTTGTTATCTGCCCAGTCCATCATAGTTTTTACACTACGTTGTATAGCACCATCAGCTGGTTCTATTTTTAATAATTCCTTTATGTATGTGTCATACAATTCATCTCTACACCAATGATCTAATTTGATGCCACTCTTAACTACAAACTCTAAAAACCTTTCTGGGTATATAGGATTTGTATTAACCATAAAACTACCAAACTTAACAAATGCATTATAATAAGGACTACCAACAAAGTCATCAAACGTTTTAGGTTTTGCACTTGGTTGATTAAATTCGTAAAACTTTTTAAATGTCAGTAAGCCATACTGCACATGCTTTTCATTCTTTGCTAAGTGCCTCCTTTTAGGCTCGCACACATGCACAAACAAAGTTTTCTCCTTTGCAAATGCTTTGCCGCAGTAATCACATTTATAATTTAATTGCATCGATCTGTTTCTTATCCCAACCAAGACCTCTACAGTGATCTTTAATTTCTTTGTTATCTGTCATTACTGCTAATGCAGAAATGTCTGCACTTTTCATGTCAGGAAATATCTTCTTTAAAAATTCTTCTTTCTTATTCTTTTCTCTTTTAAGTCCTAACCATTCGTGTCTATGAATATTCTTTTCTTCATGACCACAACTACATGCTAGTTGCCATAGTAATTTATTATGCTTGTTTAACAGCAGGAAAAGGTTCTTATTAAAGCGTTCATTGCCTAGCAGTACATAATGCTCCTTTAGTTCTCTAGACCCTTGTACGTTGCTTATATAGCGATTAAGCGTGAAGAAAACAACACTCTTACGTTGTTCTTCTGTAAGCTCATCCCAGATATGTTTTGCATTCATATCCACAGATGCTAGTATTTCATTTAGTTTTAATTTTGACATTCTAGTCCTTGTTAACAATATCTGGCGTAACTATATCTATTGTATTTACTACTGTCTTTCCTGCATAAATGGCAGTACTTGCTGTAACATCCAAAACTGCTACAGTTGTGCTACAAGCCGGAAGTAATAGAATAATGGCTACAAATAAAAGTCTAATCATAGTTATATTGTACTATCTTTAGCAAATAAATGCAAGTGTTTTTTATGATAACCTAGCCATAATGAAGTAATTTTTAACTGGTATATTTTTGCCAAGTTGTTTTGAATATTTGTTAAATTCTCTATATTCTTCTTTAATTACTTCGTAGCCCATAGCCAAATGCTTCTGTTTCCACCATTCTGGAGGTTGTTGTATTAGATGAGCATTGCGCCCATCTGGCAGTATAAGTTTGGCAGGCGCACAGCTGATCAAATGGTATATGTATGTGCTGTGTTCTTTTATTTCTTCTAGTGTTGCATCAAGATGTTCGGGCTCAATATGTTCTAGTACATCAGTTGAAAATATTAAATCAACTTTCTTTAAAGGTACATCAAATTTTGGATTGGCAGGATCATACCCCATAATATCTATACTAGGGTAGTTGTGTTTTAACACGTCAATTAATTGTCCTTTACCACAACCAAAATCAATCATAGATCTAATTGCTTGTTTGGATATAAACTTTTTTAAATGTTCTGGTATTTTAGAACGCTTTCCAAACTTTGTTCCGCTATGAATAAGCGAAAGCATTTCTTGATAATCAGTTGATATCATTTGTTGTACTCGCCGCGATCGTATGCAATTTCTCGACACAGTGTTTGAATGTCTTGAATGAGGAAGTCAATCTGTGTGTTGTCTCGTGCATCTTTTGGTGTGTCATACTTTAGTTTTCTTAGCTCTTCAGATTTTCTGTGTATGACGTCAACTTTGTTGCACATATCACTAATTTTGTGTAACATATAGTTTTCCTTTGTTGTTGTGTTTTCATAGTCCTAAGTCGTCAGTGTAAATCTGTTTCACTAACGGTTTCCATGCAGCTGATTGATTAATATTTTCAACCATTTTGCTGTCATCGGTATATTGCATTTCTGCATTTGCCAATATAGGCAAATTCTCTAAGTGTGCCGGAACAAGTTCTTGTGGATTATAAAAGAAACAGTTAGTGCTGCTCGAGTCAAACCCAAAGTACGAGTAGTTAAAATGTTCAAAGAATAGTTTCCACTTCTGTAAACTACAGCCTGATGTGGTTAACTTTCCTTTCCTAAGTATCTTCCAAGGCATACTAGATACGTATGGAAAACTTGCAACAACGTCAGGACCAAACTGATCTGTAAACTCTACACATACTGTTTTGGGTCTAAAACCGCCGTTTAAAAATAATTCGTGTGCAATAGCATAGTCGAAACTATCTATATCTAAACTAAAAAAGTCGCAGTTATAAGGGACTTCTTTCATAAATTCTTGTGCGTTGTGTGGATAAACTTTAGACGCTATGTGCTTAAATTTATCTGTAAATCGCTCTTTACCTTTAGGATCTTCTTTGGCATCAACACCTACACCGCTCCAATCTTTTTCATATTGTAAGTAGTTGGTCATATTTGTTCCGCCATCACCCCAACCAATTTCTAAAAATGTTTTGTCTGGATTAATGATAGAATTAGTCATCATTTCAATAATACCGTCTTCACCGTTCTGTGAATGAACTTGCTTTTCGTAATGCAATTTATACACTAAAATACTCCATTGGTTGTGTAGCGTTTTCAATTCCTTTTTCAAACAATCCGTCTATCTGTAATACTTGTTTGTTTGAACTTCTATGTTCAGTAATACAATTGGTCAAACCAAATCCTAAACTATTCATTAATTCTATCATCTCTACTCCTGTTGGAGCACCTTCGTTATAAGGTTTAATTGCAAGTTCAAGTATAACATATTTTGCTTTATCAATTATTGTTCTTCCGCCTTCGATAACATCTTTTTCTGCACCTTGTACATCAATTTTAATTAAATGAAAGTGTTTACCTAACATTACATCATCTAATCTTCTTACAGGCACTTGCATAGATAATAAATCACCTTGCTCTATCTCTGGATAAAAACTAGCACCTTTGCCTGCAGGCTTTCTTTCAGAATAAAAAAAATCTAATACGCCTTCTTGTTTTCCAAGTGCAACAATTTCATACTCGTTAAGTTGACCGCTACCTTTTTGTTTACCTAGTTTCTTTTCGCAATAAGGATTTGCTTCGATAGAATATATGTATGCATTGCCGAACCACTCTCTCATCTCTCTTGCAAACTGACCTTGATTTGCACCTATATCTAAAATATGCGGCTTGGTGCCTTTAGGCCAGACTACTAAACTAACAAGTTTGTCGACAATAGGATGATCCATTAATGTTCTCCGAATTGAATACCAAAGAAAAAGCCTAATGCTAATGACAATGGTATAATAATTAATAAGTCCATAATCCAATGTAAAGCAATAGCAAGAGATATAATCTCTTTCCAATGTATTTTACATACATCAGCCCAATGCTTTACTTTACTAAGCATTAATTCTCTCTCATCCCATTAAACACGGTCTTTTTTACTTTGGAGTTGTCCTCCGTAACAACGTCTAACAAGTCAAATGGTAAGTCAAGTTTTTTAATTAATGATGCAAGAGCTTTTGTATCTTTAGGTAAACACATACCGCCGTAACCCCGTAGCTCAGGATAAACGTCTAAGTACATATCAATTGCTTTTCCTGTTTTAATATATGCGTTCTTAATTGTATTGTAATCACAGTCTAACTTCTCACAGATTTCGTACATTACGTTAGCAAATGTTACTCTTACAGCAGCATATACGTTATTATAGTATTTAAGTACTTCTGCTTCGTTAGGTGTTAGATGCTCGATATTTTGTGGTAAATCACCGTGTGCTGCAACAACTTTTCTATGCACCCAAATATCATGTGTACCTACTGCAAGTAGTTTATGATTGTTTAAGAAGTCATCTAATGCACAGCGTTCACGTAAAAATTCTGGTACAAATGCAATAGTTAAGTTCTTGTGTTTATCAATCATGCTTTGTGTAAAGCCAGGTACTGCTGTACTTCTAATAGCAATAATACCTTTATAATTAATATCTGCAAGTTCGTCTATTACACTTTCAATAATAGTTGTGTCACAATCACCGTTTTCTTTGCTTGGTGTTGGTACACAAACAAAAGTAATTTCTGTATTAAAGATATCTGTAATTTGTGTATCAAGTGTAATATCGTGTCCGATAATTTCATGACCGATATGTTCAAATCCTGCTTTGTTTGCTGAACCTACTGTACCAAGTCCAATGATTCCTAGTTTCATAATAGTGACTCCACTGTTAGTTTTAATCCTTCCCTGAGTGGTGTATACTCAAAAGGTTCGGTAATTGATAAAAGTTTCTTTGTATCAGGACAACGGCGTTTTGCACTGCCTTTTAGTCCAGGTAATATCTCTAGTTTAGTTGGGTCTACACCCATAATATCCATGATGCATTTTGCTACATCTGATATTTGACTTTCTTCTTCTCTGCCTACGTTTACAATTTCGTTGCTTGTATTTTTTACAAGTTCGTGTGTTAGTTTTACTGCATCGTCTATATAACAGAAACTGCGTGTGTCATCGCCCTTAATAAAGTATTCACCTTTTGCTACTCGCTCTACGAACTCACTGATAAAATGATCTTTCTGTCTTGGTCCGTAAACATTGAAGTATCTAATAATAAGATATTCAAGTCCTGCATTTGCTACTAAGTTTTCACCCAGTGCTTTAGGTATACTGTAACTCCAACGTGGATTTATAATGTCCTCAAAATGTATAGGAACATTTTCATCTGTTGGCACGCCATATATACCTTTATCTATTGCACCGTTAAATATTTCACAAGTACTTGTGAATACAAATTTTGTGTCTGTGTTTTGATATTTTTTAATTAAATTAAATGTTGGTAGTGTATTATTAAATGCAACTTGTGTAGGAGTTTCGTAAAATAAACGTGTTCCATTAGTTGCTGCCATATGCACTACTACATCACCCTGTGGCATTTGATCTACTATTTCTGTCTTACAAAGGTCTTGTTCGTTCACTAGATCATAAGCAGTTACGTCATGTGAATCTTTAACATAGTCGTAGTAATGACTACCTATAAAACCTTTGTGTCCAGTTAGTAAAATTTTCATCTTTTAATTACGCCACTATTCCAATTTCTTGCACAGTCGTTAGCATATGCTTTGCTATGTCCAACAATGGGTCTGCTTTCAACTAGTTCACCATTTTCGTACATATCTACTACGTAATGAGATTCTTCTCTTACGTTAGCACTTCTGTTACTAACCATGTCTTGAATGAACTCTTTTTCTTTTTTATTCTTAAGTCCATTGAGTCCTTTTGTTGCCAATTTAATCACCTTTTTCCTTTCTTCATACGTTTTATTGCTCGAGCTAATTGCTCGTCCCTTTTCAACTTACGATCTCCTTTGTAGTGTATAATGTGATGTTCAAGAGCTGCATTAAAATGATTTTTGCCAAGACCAGGAAAGCGTATACGTGCAATATCATAGTTGTGTATCTTGCCTTCTTTCTCAAGTCTTTCTCTTGCAGCATCAAATGCATGGCAATCTAATTGCCCTGCTAGATCATAAATTGTATCGTGCGTATAGTATTCCTTCCACACATCAAAAAATTCTTTAGCATGTTTGTGGTTCAAGTCAAACGCAAGAAAACCTGTTTCTGTATAATGAGGTCTTCCTAAGTAACTTGTGAATAATCCCTCAGGTAAAAATCCTTTAAGATATTCTTCGGTAATACTATTGTAAATCTCGGCATCGCTGTCAATCCAGTATAGTGTATCTACATCAGCATTATTTGCACAATGCCAAATACAATAACTCTTGTGACTAAACCTTACACCGTCATATATAAACTTACCAGGCACTCTGTGTGCATTACGTTTTTTAAATTCTGTAAGTTCTGGTACTGACGGCTCTAACTTTCTAATAACAAAGTTAGGTGGTGGATTTTCAATTTCAATGTTGTCTACATAGATGTAAACAGTGATATTAGGTGAAACAAATTTTCTTACACTTTCTACAAAGTGTTTTCCATATTCGTGATACCCTTTGTCACTAAACGTTGATACAATACCAAGTTTCTGCATTATGTTTTAGTTCCAACAGTTCTACGCACAATGTCGTCATGATTGAACTCTGCCCAATATAGCTCAAACGCTACACCATCTTCGAGTCCTTCGAACTGATGGATCTTACCAGGCTTAACTTGTGTAAAGTCGCCTGCTTCAAGGATAGTTTCATCAACTAGTCCTTTTTGTTCTCCGTCCTGCCAAACACGAATTAACATTTTGCCCGACTCAACAAAGAAGCCATTCCATTTAAATTGATGTTCGTGTTCAGAACATTTGAAACCTTTATTATACTCAATGCGGTGAAACTCTAGTACACCATTTGCATGTACTAGTTCTGTGTTACCCCAAATCTTTCCTGCTTTGATACCCATTTTATACTCCTAGATATTTTAATATACATACTTAATTATCAGAGTAAGTTAGCCAATTCGACTTGTTCTGACTGTCTACTAATTTCTTTAACAAAGTAAACACATGGCGGATTATCACCGTCATGCAATGGAACTGATAATAGTTGTCCGTTTTTCATCTTTGGAAAAAACCATCTTACGTCTTGGTAGATGTTTACTATTTCTACTGGTTGAAAATCAGCCCTATAACCTTTAATTGGATTCATACAGAATGCTTCAAATCCTCTTTCGTTAATACTAGTTAACGGTAATACTTCTGGATCTGTAGCACAATCGCTATCTCCAATTAACATACACCAATCTAGCGGCATTTGTATTTCATATCCTCCAATATTCATTAAGATTGCTGGACTATTAAAACTTTCTAAAAATATAAGTGGCATGAAGAAGAAATCTGGATTGCCTGGTTCACTATTATCAAGCACACTAAATCTTGCGTCCTCTTCCACTTCTTCGGGTAGTTCATTTAAATTGAACGCCTTGTTATCTAATGTCAAAATTCTACTCATTTATTTTTCCTTATTTGTATATACGATTATATACGATTACATGCGATTTGTCAAGAAATCTTATCTTCTAATTCCTTTAGGCGTTGTTGTAATCTTTCGATAATCTTATAATTAACTTTCTCTGCTTTGCATACTTCTATGCTTTCTTTTAACTTTAATATTTTATTTTCAATACTACCTACCATTTGTCTAAATTTACCCCTCTAGTATTGAATGTGCCTTTTGCTCTACTTTCTCGATAATCAAAAGGAACACTTACGCTAAATGGGTCTGACAATCCTTTACCTACCCATTTAAAAGTATTGTAAACTGTGCTAGGATTAACATGGTCATAATATCTAATAACCCATGTGTCCGACTTTTCTGCATATGCCTCTACTTCTTCGTAAGTGCCATATACATCTTCTCCGTTATCCAACCGTGCTAGTTCTTGATGTGTAATACAATTTGATGTCATGCCTTAAAATATTTTGCCTATGATATAAAAAGACAACAGCATAAAACCTATACTACCAAACTGCATTATAGATGCTATTGTCACTATTGATAGGCTTCTGTCAGCCCACCATTTACCTTCTGTTTCGTGCCATTTTTGTATTTGCTCTGGCGTTGCTTCCTTATAATTTTTTACTTCATTCATGTGTCTATTTTAGTTATTTGGAAAGGATATTTCGCTTCTCTGTAAAACTTCTTACGTTCTGTTAAGTGACGTTTTGCATATTTACATGTTGACGTAATATCCCATATTTGTACAAAATCTTTATCTTCTGCCTTACGTATGCCTCTACCGATACTTTGAATTACCCTAACAAAACTTTTACCAGGTTCAATAAGCACCAAATTAAATATCCTAGGGATATTAATCCCGACAGCAGCCACACCATATGTAGCAATGATAACCTTTCCATCAGATGTTTTAATTTCGTCATACTCTTCCTTTCTATCAGCAAGTTTCATTTCACCAGCAACAAAAACTGCTTCAGGTATTTGTTCCATAATTTTTTTACCTGTATCAATTCTGTTTACTAGCACCAGTGTATTACCTGTTAACGAAAATTCTTTTATCTTAGAAGACATCCACGATATTCTATCTGGGTCTGTAACTAACCAAGTATATTCTTCTTGATAGTTTCTAAATTCTTCAATGTTTTTTGTCTGTAAAATTTGTATATCTAGTTTTGCAAGTACATCCTTTTCTTGTAAATCGTGGGCAGTAACTTGATTAATAACAGGACCAATGCCTGCAAGTATACCTTGAAATTCCCATGCTTGTTTAGGTACAGTTCCTGTTAGTCCCCAACGTATAGGAGCATTTTTTAAATTGATTGTTAACAGTTTTTTAAGTACATCTGCTTTTGCTTGATGCACTTCGTCAATAATAACTGCATTAACGCCTTCTAAAAATTCTGCAAGTGTAAGAGCTTCGTCATATTTGCCTTTTTTATCTAAAACATTAAGACTTTGCCATGTACATACTGTATGTGTTTTTCCTAGTTCTTTTCTGTCTCCGAAGTATACACCTACATCAAGTCCTAAGTTAATATAATCTTCTTCTGTTTGTACAACAAGACTTTTATTAGGCACAATTACAATTGTACGTCCATATGGCTCACACAAATGACTAAGTGTTGCAGTAGTAATTGTTTTACCTGCACCTGTTGCTACTTCTTGTAAACTTTGTGGGTTATCTAAAAATTTATTAACAACATCATATTGATAATCTCTTAGAACAATTGGTTGTCCTTCGAGCTGATGTCCTTTAGGCCAAACTTTACCTTTGTCAGCCCAGTAGTTTTCTGTAATTTTGTCAAATTTTAAGTCTGTAGTTTGACGCTGATCAATAACTTCTATCTCATATCCAGACTCGTCAATAACAGGTAAAATAACATCTAAGTGTGCAACATACCCTGTACCACCAATACCAAAGAAACTAACAGTTCCATCCCATCTACCTAATTTATATGCTGGCATGTGCCTTGCATACGGTAAATCATACTTGAGCTTGTTTGCAATCTTTCGACGTGTTGCAACATCAAGACCTTCCAGTTTAATGTTTACTTCATCTTTAATAACAAGTTTACAGTTCAATTAAAGGCTCCTGAATTGTTGGTTCGATATCGCCGATGTATACAATACACGGGTGATTTTTAAATAAGTTTCTCATCATACTAGTACCTGTTGCAAATAAATTATTACTTGCTAGTATTGTAACATCTTTTTCGTCTTTGAACAACCACTTTGCAGGTTTTTGATTAAAAATTAAAAACTTAGCACCTTCAATTTTTCCTCCAAATCCTTGTTCTCTAACCCATGTATTCAAATGATCACCATCTGCATGTTTATTGGCTCTGAAGCATACTCTAAAATCACTCCTATCAAACCCGCAATTATCAATAGTATCGCATAATGTATATAACCAACTATTTACATCACCTGTTCGATCAAGGATAATTGCAATTCTGCCATCAACAGAATAACCCAATTTGATAAAATCACTCAAATCTTTAATCCAAAAGTGATTTCCTGTTTCACTTGCAATCTTTTTATTCCATGAGTTAATGTTTTTATTTTTACCACCAAAGATATGACCCATAGATTTTGCTAACACTAAGTCAGAGTTTATTTTACCAGTCTTATGTTTTCTAAAATATACTTTGGCACTGTCACTAGCGTTTTTTAATTCAACTGAACCTTCAATAATTTTACTAAGTTTGCTGTACTCCTTTACATCCCAATAAATTTCTTCTACACGTTCAACAACATCATTAAATTCATGGTCAATTTCAAAATCATTAACTTTTAAAAATTCTTTGAGTAATACAAGATTGTAACCATACAAAGAAAGTGTTCTAACTTTTCTTTCTCCGTCCCATCGATTCTCATTATCCATGTCATACCGAACTTCTTTGATAAACTCATCAAATTCTGTTTTAAAATGAAACGGAAATTTTAGCACAATCATATGCTTTTTATTAATTTCTTCAATCCATACTTTCTTAGACATATCAACAACACGGAAAGGTTGTTTCCACTGAGGCATCTCCATATGATCTCTATAATCAATTTCATCTGCAACTGCTTTACGGTACTTGAACAGTAACTTTAGTACATATTGGGCCTGTTTCTCAGTCAATTGTTTTCCTTGATGTATAGAATCATAAAAACTATGAGCAGCAGAACGGTCTTGGTATTGCATTGAGTAATATTTTCTCTCAAGCGTGTCCAAGAAATCTATGAATAGATCTTCTGTAAAAGTGTGATATCTCATACTACTATTATATAATAGAATGCCGCAGAGATCAAGAGTTAATTTGCGTTTTTAGGTAATTTTCTAATCTTTTTAGTGGTAGACCTTGTTCTATTTCTTCGACAGTAAACTCAGTCCATGCATAATCATTTAGCCATTGCTCTCTGTCTGGCAAAATAGGATCTTCGATTGTAGATAAGTCTTGCATACTAACATCGTATGCTAAACTTGATGGGCCTGTATATGCAGGAACACCATTTATGACGCTATGAATACCTGGATTGCTTGACCAGCTTATAGTGGCCCAAACATCTTCGAATGACATGTCGAAATCATCATACGTACCGATCAATTGAACGGGCTCTTGCCTAAGTACGTTGGGGAGGTATGCTTCAATTGAGTCTAAACGGCACCTTGGATGCGGTCTAAACTTAATCATTCTATCTGAATACTTTCTAATTTCAGTTACAATGTCTATTACCCACTGACTCATGCGAGGCATGTCTTTCCATTGCAAACTTTTATCATGCTGTCCACATAATAAAATGTATTTGCCTTCTTTACGCCAAGGTTTTAAAAATAGCCCAAGATTCCTGCTACGACTATTATCATTATTACCAGGACCAAAATAACCGTCCCTATTGATTCCATTAATTCCTACCTTCCAGGTGGTTCCTCTTTTAATTCCACCTACTTCTAATACTATTGTTGGCTTCTTTTGCTCCCAGACTGCTTTGTTAGGCGCCATTCTTCCATTAAACAATACGCTCCAAATAACATTAACGTCACTATCAGTATCGGAGTCAGTAACACTATGCCCACAAGATACAATGCTACGTTCAAAAGCAGCAAAAATAGGTTTAGAGTTAAGTGCGCCATGTTGCTTCCACAGTTTGAATTTCATTATTGGTTCCAGTATGGTTCCGTTCTTGGTACAAGTAAGTCTGTACGTTTGCTTTTTCCAAGAGCCTTACGACCTCCTTTAAGATGATCAAGGTATGCTCCCCACATTGAGTTAATTAGTGGGTGTCCTTCACCAGTAACAAGTCCTGCTGCCCAATCCCATTCGTGCATTTTAACTCTTTGGCGAACAACATCAAATACAAAACTGTCGTGCCATTCTGCCATTTGAAAAATACCTTCATTTTCTGCTTCATCGTAAACACGTTGAAACTCTTTCATAAATCTTTTGGTTTGTTTGTTACCTAGTGTAAGAGAATAAAGTCCGCACTCACTAAATTTGCCTTTTCTACCAAGAAAACACACATCAAAGTTAGGAGGTGTTAGTTCATTTAGTCTTTGATACGTAATTGGGCTATGACAAAACGTATCAGCATCCATCCACATTAATCTTTGTGTGTCACACACTTTTGCACAGTGAAAAATACTGTAAACTTTGTGTGCAAAGCGAATTGCGTCCCATTTAAATCCTTTACCTGAGTCTCTTCTTTTACTTCTTATAGGATCTCCGCTAACATCTCCGTTTGCTTTAGGTACATCTTTCCATGTATTCTTAAATGCTACAAGTTCTGGTACTGACGAGTGTAAATCGTACAATACAACTCTATTATGGTCCTTAATTCGCGGATTACAGTCTTCTGCGTATACATGTAGCTTCACTTCTTCTGGCCAATTATCGATAAAACTGTCGATCATGCGTTGTCCGTACTGTTGTAAGCCTTTTGCGTGGAATGTTGTTACTACACTAATTGTCATTGGAAAAAATCTCCGTTTTTCTTGCAAGTCCAAACGTGAAAAGTGCCAGCCTGTGCAACTGCATTGTACTTATGTCTATAAAGATTAGCACTTTGTACTCTATCTATCACTTTCTCGTCTTCAATGAAAACATCTGGACTTGGATTACTTAAAATTGAACCCATATGGTCCAACACTTTTAATAAATCTCTATCTATAAAGATTGTTGTTATAGTTGGAACAAAACAATCCTTTAATTTTGACTTATATACAACATTTGCACGTCTTACTCTTGGTGCACCTTTGTCATATACAAAAACAGTGCCAAATAAATCAAATAATTCGTCAAATACACCAAGTCCTTGCCCTATAACTAAGCAATCAACAAAAGGTGTCTTAACTGCACTCTTTAAAATTCTTTTTGTTGCTTTAGACACGTCATCTTCCTTGCTGTAAAGGTATTACCTTGCCACTTTTACCACTAAATTTTTCATACGGTCCATCGCCTAGGTATCTACCCATGTGATTTTTAGCAGGAGCCATAAATCCTGACTTAGGAGCCATAATCATAACCCTTTTTGACTTCATGTATACTTGATCATAATTTCTTTTCATAAAAAAGTCAACTGCTGTGTCTACATCGTTATTAATTTCAAAACATACCCAAGGATTTTGTTCTTCTATAACCTTTTCCATGCCTAAAATTGCAGGAAGTTCATAACCTTGTACATCAATTTTAATTAATGAAATATTTTTAAGATTTTCGTCATCTAATCTCTTTACTTGCACTGTATAAAAGTCAGGTGACTCCCACATTGCAATTTTACTGTCTCCGCAGTTCTTAATACCGTCATGAAACTGTACAACGACTTCTTTATCACCAAGTGCTGAATCTCTAACTTCAACATTTGCAGCATCACCTATATTTTTTATTAAACATTCATGAACTCTTGTACTAGGCTCATAAGATACAACTTTCTTAAAATGTTTTTTCATATCCATTGACCAAACACCTACATTTGCTCCTACATCTACAAATGTTTGCTTCAAAGGTATAGTATCAATGATCCTTTGTCTAATTTTTCTTTCATAATTAGGGTTAGACATGTCGGTATCTTCTTGAATATGTCTTGTCATTTTAACTTCGTTGTCTGGCATGTACCAGCCGTTGTCTAACTGTATCATAAGTATCTCCTAAAGTGTCGCCATGCCTCACCTGAGGCTAATTCTTCAAAGTTCCAATGACACATTGCTAACTTTTGCACCCAATCTTCTCTATCAAAAAGTTTAGGATCGTTTATTCTTTTTATTTTTGTATTAGATACTTCGTGACTTTGACTGTGTTCAGGTTGTGGGTCTGTTAAGAACACAGGCACGCCTTCGATAGCACTAACTACACTCGGACTACTATTATATAGCACAGTTGCCCAAGCACCTTGTAAATCTTGTAATATACTGGGGTTACTGCTTAAAAATACGTCTTTGTGTTGTGGGAAGTATCTAGTCTTTTTATCTCCTGGATGACCTCTAACAATTATTGGTCTATCCGTAATCTCTCTTAGTGTTGCAATAGTATCGTTTGCCCATTGTACGCTGTTATACCCACGCATACTCCAACCACCGTTACGTTGCAAACAAACTAGAATATGATTACCACTTGTTCTCCATGGCTTCATTTGTATACCTAGTTTGCTACTAATTTTTGTCCATCTGTTAGGATCAACATCTGTATCAAAGTAAAATCCTGTTGTAGGAAACACACCATTGAAACTATATCTTAAATAACGATTTACATTTCCGCTATCATATGCTAAGAATAAGTTACTGTCTACAATTAATGCTTTTTTACCGTTATTAATTTGTTGTTCAACTGCATTTCTTCTTAAAACTAAATGAGGTGCAGTTTTTCCATGCTCGTGTACAAAGCCTTGTATAAGTGCAACATCAGCATTTGGTACAACTTGCATTGCTGTTTGTGCAATAGCAGTATCGCCAGAATTTCGTACTCCAGTTAAAAAATTATCTAGGATCATAGGTTTCTCTAGATTATTATTATGCGGTGGAATACCTCCGTAATATGCTACTGCTACTGTCATGGTAATCTCTTTACATTCTTAATTGCTACACCATTCATAAGCTCTTCTTTTGTGTATTGAGAGTATGAAAGCATACATAACCAAGAACCTAAGTTACCTCGATATAAATTATTAATATCTGAAAGTTTGTTTCTTGTAACTGGATTAGTAATGTGTCTATCTAGTGTAATTGCAGGTACGCCAGCCCATATTGCTTCAGTTGCTGCGTTACTATTGATGTTCACTACACAGTAATAATCGTCATTTAAGAGCTCTTTATGTAAATTACTTCTCTTCTTTTTAGGTGCTTTCTTTCTAAATCTAATACGTTTGTCTGTATACTTGCGTAACTCTTTTGCTACATCATACTTCCATGTCTTTAGATCTACGTGCATAATACTTGCTGCAAAAGGACCAGGTTCGATTACGTAAATAATTTCTCCGTCCTTTCTCCAAGGATTAGGAAACGTCTTAAAATTACCTAATCTATCTGCTGGCGCATCAAATGACTTACCGTAGTGCAAATGACTACGTACAACTCTATGCCATACTTTGCTTGTTTCTAAAAAGTTAGTGTACCCACTATCAATAAACCAAAAAGGATAATTGTTATCAATTTTTCCAACAAGTAAATCTTCGTTACCTACAGTGTTTCTAATTAAACAATCTTCTTCTAAACTGTTAAAATCTCTTCTACGAACGTAAGTATTATCTTTACCATCGCCTACCCATTGCCCTGTACCTTTTACAAAGTTTTTATAACGAGCCTTTTTATACGATTCAAATATATTTTCAATACCAAACGCATCAATAAAATATTCTATGTTATTATGAATAGCATCAAAGTAAGCATTACGTATGTGACCTTTGTTGGTATTAACTACGTCTACCCACTCATCTAAATCTCTACGCACAGCCTTAAACAATTTATCTTTGAACTTTTTCTTTTCTTCTTTATCAAGTTCACGTCTAGGATCTTTCCATTTAGCTCTTTTACTAATATGGTCTTGAATGTATGTTGCTGTATACCTGTCTTGAATATTAAACTTGTAAAGTTCTTGTGGAACAGGCACTAGCGATAACAAATAGTTTGCAATCTCTTTGTCATTCATTAATAGTTTCATTAAGAGTATTTCTCCACTAGTTTATATGCACGGCCCTGTTCTACTTCATCAAATGTAAATTGTCCATAGGCTAAACTATGACAGTGCTGTAATATTTTATCTGCTTCAGGTTTGTAAGGATTACTAAGCTGACTCAGATCGGTTGAGGCTAACGGTGATGCTGCACAAGGAACACTTACAAATGCTGGTACACCGTATAGTACTGATTCTAGTGCTGCCATGCTATTCATTGCGACAGTAGCATACACACCAGTTTCAAATGCGTCATATATTGAATATTCAAAGTTACGTTCTGTACGTGAACCTTTTACTCTTACTTCAATAGGTAAGTCGCAGTATTTTTTAATAGTCTTTGTAGTTTGTTTGACCCATTTATCGTAATCAATGTCATACCAAACACATGCTTTAGGATTAGGCATTACTAAAAGAATTTTCTTATCGTAATTTTTCCATCCTTTCCACACTAGTCTTGGATCATCTTCAACTAACATGTTCCATCTATCGTTTGGTATGTTGGGTCTAAAAGTAGAAAGTTGGTTTTCGTTTTTAACAATACGATGCCATTTCTTTCCACCTTTTTTATTACCTGGACTAGGAAAGTTTCCAAAGTATCCAGTATCAATATACCAATAATCTCTGTTCTCTTTTACACAGTTATCAGCATGTTGTTTTTTGATTACCCCTCTGATGACCATTGGCTTTTCAGTTTCAGACGATTCAACAGTTAGTTTGTTGCCTGATCCTTCTACCAATATTTCTTCAGGAGATATTTTGTCCATTAAAGATTAACCTTAAATTTCATCATCTCAAATAATTCTCTTTTCCATTGTTTATGGTAAGTGCATCTACGATAATTGTCAAACCAAGGTCCGCCTTCTGTATAATGAATTGCTTTTGGTTTACTATCTTCTGTTTCTTCATACCAGTCAACTAACCAATTCCATTCTTTACCTAGCTCACCAATTTCACTGTCATCTAACCAACTAAATCTATGTAAGTATGCACCTGTAATAGCAGGATCATTTACAAGATCCATAGTAATCTTTTTGTTACTAGGATGTCCACAGTTGTATAAAATTACACTTGACCAATTTTTACGTGGGTATATAGTTTGTTTTTGTCCGTCCATTTTTACACCTTCCTTAGGTGTATAATCATGTTGCACACACATAACTGCATACTTGTCATCTGCTTGATCAAATAGTTCTTTTATGTCTGTTAAAAAGATAATGTCGCTATCACAAAACAATGCCCATCCATCAAAGTTTGTAAGCTCTGGTACTAAAAAGCGTGTAAATGTAAATTCTGTTGACGCTAATTTATCTACAGGTCGATGATACCAACCTTGTTCTCTTAATTCATTTTGTTTTAACGGTGTTACTGATACGTTTTCATTTCTTGTTAAGATACTGTGTCTGCAAACTTGATATGCAATATCTTCTCTAGTATCGTATCCTACGAATACTTTTAAGTCCATTGTTCCTCCAAATACGCTCTTGCTTTTCCTGTGCGTAGTTCACTGTCGTGAAATTGACCTGCTGCTAAATGACAGCCCCAAGCAAATAATTTATCACTGCTCGGATAATACGGTTTTTCTATTAATGATAAGTCTTGTAGTCCGACTGGGTTTGCTGCACTAACAGGCGCTAACGTAAATACCGGAATACCCTGAAATACACTCTCAACTGCTGCATTACTATTAAATGTAACAAGAGCGTACACATCGTCGTCTAAGGCTTCTTCTAGCGTGTTGTGTAGCATTCTATCTACTCTTTGTTTATTACGTTGTCTAATTTCGATAGGTCTGTCAGTGTGTTGTTTTAGTGTATTAACAGTTTCTGCTAACCACTCTTCTAAATCAAGATCATAAAACTTCATAGGCTTTTCGTCTGGTGCTGCAATAAGAATCTTTCTACCTTTCTTATTCCATGGCCTAAACTTTTTGCCGAAGCCTTCAAATCTCTGAGATGGTCTGTCAATTAGTTTATTATGTTGTAGATTGTTCTTTACAATACGATGCCAAAATTTCCAACCATTAGGATTACTAGGACTTACTTCATTACCAAAGTATCCTGTATCCATATAATAAAAATCTCTGCCATCTTCCCAACATCTATGCATCCACTTCTTTTTTAGAATACCTCGTAATACAATTGGATCTTCAGAAGCATCATAATCAAACGTGTTTGAATCTTGAACAGGTTGATTACATCCTCTAGCAAAGCGATTTATATAAGGGTCTTTTTTACCCTTGCTTACAAAAATCCAATTAGTCACGTCTTTCAATATCCTCTTCAACACAGGCTTCCCCGTATTGAACTTCTAGTATGTGTGTTAAATCATCTGTGGGGTTACTTGCTTTATGCCAAGTACCTACTGAAATATCATATCCTTTTGTTAAGGGTAAAAGCTCTACAGTATCACTAATGTTGTTCCACTCTGTTTGCATTTTAACTTTGCCTTTTAGTACATACCAATGTTCTGATCTTTGAAAGTGTCTTTGATCAGAAAGACATGCACCTGGCTCAATTACTAATTCTTTAATTTTAAAATTGTTTTCAGGTTGATGATCTAATACTCTATACCAACCCCATTTGCGTTTTGTTTTAGGTGTTTTCCATTCTCCTAAAATCCAACTTGAACTGTTCTTTTTGTCTGTTCCGCCAACACCAAATTTAAATTCTACTCTTTTGTTGTCAGCAAATTTTGTTACTTCTGGTGAATTGCCTTCACCTCTATCACCGCCATTAGCAAACACTATCATGTCATGCATTGTTTCAGATGTTTTAAGTGCTACTTCTATTGCACCACATGCAGATCCTTCCTTATCATCATCAAATGTAATAACATTGTCTACTACAGCAAGTTCTTTAATAATAGCAATTCTTTCTTGTACAGGCATAAACGGCATGCCTTTTTTGTTTGTTAACCATTCGTCACTGTTAACACCAACCCATAACTCGTTACCAAGTTCTTTGGCTGCTTTGAAATAGGCTATATGCCCACTGTGTAAGGGATCAAACCCGCCTGTTACTAGTACGATTCTTTTCATACTAGTATTTATATGCGCAGTTTATGTAAAGAAAATTAAATGGTTGCGTCGTCCAAACCAGCTGTTCTTAGTTTGACGATATTAGATACTTGCCATTGTTTAATGTCTAGTCCTTTGATAATGCCTAGCCATTTATTACGTAATAATGCAAACTCGTTAATAATTTTTTCAAAGTCTACAACATCAGCTTCGCCATCTACAAATTTTTCAGCATCTCTAGAACTTAATTGACGTTGATAATTTTCAACATATTTTCTAAAGTGTGTGCTACGTAAACGGCGAAGCTCAATGTTTAAATATTCGAGTATTGCTTCGATCTCTTGTAACTGACCAAATCTAGTTTCTACAATTGCAGGCATTTGTGCTGATGCTTTTTCAAGACGTCCAACAACATTTGTTTCTTTTTTAGCCTGTAATAATTCTGCTTCGTAGTACTGCACAGCGGCAGGTATCTTCGAAATATCTTTAGAAACTTGATCGTACCAGTTCATTTAATCCTCATCGTCCCAAATTGCATCTTCGACGTCTTCATCGTAATTAGTGTCGCCGTCATCTTCGTCTTCAGTTACATACTCAATTGCAGTATCCAAGTATGTGTCAATACCAAAGAGTTCGTTGATTGCAATTTCAGATACTCCGTGGTCCACTAAAGCAGTAACAAAGTTTTTTGCTACTTCTTGTTTTTCCTTCTCAGGAACATGTTCTGACACTACGTTCCAAATGTCAGCAATAAGATCAGATTGCATAGATTTCTACTCCATTATTCAGTTGGTTGTTCTTCGAAGACTTCCTCGTCGACCTCGACAGGTGTCTCTGTTACAGGTGTATTTATGATATCGTCCATAATTATCTGTAATTTATCTCCAGTCCATGCTTTTCGATATTCTAGCATAACTTCGCCAGTTGCTGGACTTGTATACTCAAGTCTATTACCTGACTTTTTAAGATATCCTTTTGCTTCGAACAATTCAATCAACCCACTGTGCGGATCCATGCCTGTTTCGTATGGTATTTCAACTTGTACACTTTCAAATGGTTTGTTGTAACGTGTTTTCATTACCTTACACGCTGCTCTAATACCATGTACTTGTGAAGTTTTGTTACCGTCTGCGTCTACTTTAAGTTTAAGTTTCTTAATAGCTACAACAATACTAGAAGCATATACAAACCCTTGTCCACCGCTAATCTTATCATCTGGATCAAACATATCCTGTGATGCATACGTGTGGTTAGTACATACCATACCTACATTGTAACTACCAATCATGTTAACTGTGTTACGAACAAGTGCAGTCAATGCCTTAGGCTTACGACCCATGTCACCTTTCATATCACCTTTTTGGAATTGGTCAACGTCAGTAGGTGTTAATAACATACCTAACGAATCAATTACAAATAATACTTTAGGACGTTCTTCTTCAGTCATATCACGATATTCTTTCATGAACTCTGATACTGTTTTAGCAACGTCATCAATCATTGACATGTTAAGTTTAAGTAGTTTATCTTCTGAAGTATCTACGTCAAGTGCTTGTAGCCACGCTTCGTCAAGTGCGTTCTCTGAGTCAATAAGAACTACAAAGATGCCTTGTTCTTGTGCAGCCTTTACAATGTTTGCTGAACAGAAGTAACTCTTACCACTACCTGATTCACCTGCAAACACTGTTACCTTACCAAGTGGAACACCTTTATTAAAGTCACCACTTACAAGATAGTTTAGTGCATAGTTTCCTGTGCTGACCCAATCAGTTGGATCATTAAAGCCAATACCAAGTCCGTCAATGCTCTTAGTGATTGTCTTTCTGAATTTACTTATATCAAATGCTTTCGCCATAATTACCTTTCCTATGTGTTAAAGTGTGGTGTGGAAGATCTCGCTGGTTACCGAACGGAGATTTTAGCCGGAACTTCCACATACACAATTAGTTACTAGCGTTTCTACTTCTAATCATTGCAAGAATGTCTTGCGCTCTGTTAGAACCATCGCCTTCACCTGCTGGTGCCGCTTCTGCTACTGGCTCAGCCGCTGGTGCTGCCGGAGCCGCTTCAGGTGCTGGAGTTGCAGGAGTTGCTGCCGGTGTTGCCGGAGCCGCTGGTGTTGTTGGAGTATATGCCTTGTTAGGATCTCCAGTACGTGACGCCATACCTGCTGGCTTAAAGTACTGACCCCAACGGTCCATATCATATGCCTCACCGTCTACTGACGCTTCGAACATCTCTTTCATAACCTTTAACTCAACCTCACCAGGTTTCTTTGGAAGGAAATCTGACATGTTGTAAAGACCATGCGTTTCGATTGCTGCCTTTTCAGCGTCATCTAATGCACGTTCTTTACGTGACCAAGATGATGTAGAATAGTCTGCATAGCCACCTTTAGAAGTTTTCTTAACTCTAAAGTCAACGCCACGCATATAATCTGTTGGCAGTTCTTCTAGTTCAGGATCCATTAATGCACCTTTAATGATCTGGAAGATCTGTGGTCCAATAATAAATCTACGGATTGGGTTTTCCGGAGAACTTTCTTCGTTTAGCGGGTCTTCAGTAACAAACCCTTGGAATACATACGAACGTTTTTTCCAATACTTACGTCCCATATCTTCTAAAGATTTATCTTTAAACCATGGTCGAACTTCTGATAAGATCGGACATGGTGTTCCATCATTATACATTTCCATACATGGAACTTGTACAATAACCTGACGTGAGTCAGTGTCGCCTTTTACTCCAGCAAACGGAAGTTTAATCATTGCACGTTCTGCCCAAAAGAACGTATTAGATTGATCTGCGTCAGGTAAGAAACGAATTACTGCTTCTTTGCCTTCTTGCATATTCCAATGTGGGTAAATTGCGTTGTCTCCACCGGAAGAATTTCCAGTGTTACGATTGTTGGACTCTTGTAGTTTAGCCCTTATTTCTGCGAGTGATGCCATTTGTGCCTCCTATAGCCTTGTTATATGTTTTCACTTTCATGCCTAAGCATATGTTATATTATATGCAACTTTATTTATCTTGTCAACTGTTATTTTAACTAAATGTGGTTTTATTCAGCCAAAAAGAAAGGAGACCGTAGCCTCCTTACTTAGATTATAACTTTTTGTTGTTATAGTGCCTTGTG